TTGGGTACGAGCCTGCGATGGAGCGAGGAGCGTCATTTCGGCGTTCTATCGGTAGATTCTTTGGCGCCATTTTCGGATGGCCAAAGAGGGTCTATGCTAAGTGGTATGAGGCATCATTATCTGCAAAGGTACTGTCGATCTTATCCATTGGCGCCGTTGCGGCGGGTTTGTATTATGTTGTGAGAAGCAAGCCAACTCGTCGCTTCTTTAGGACACAGACCGGTCGTAGAATCGAGTCATTTGAGGTTAGTGAAGTTGAATTCGAAGATGATGAGACTGCAAGTAAGAGTGTTGGTAAAACGCTCGAATCTGGAGTCTTATACGAAGGAGACGATGCTTCAGATGTTAGCTACGGCTGGGTCGTTGAGGGAGAAGGAGCGAACAAACGCAGTGGTAAGCAATACAAACGCACTGTGTATCGACGCGTTGCCGCACGTAGTCATGGTAAAGGTAGAGACGATCATTCAACATTGACTAGTCCCACCTCCACTACTGGGTCAACCTCTGATAGCAATGTCACTGGTATGGATTCAGCTACTGGCAAACACAGGAGATACGATGATGAGGAAGAGTATCGTGGTATGACATCACAACAAGCTGCCGATAAGGCGCGTGAAAATCGCGCAAATCGTCCAGCCCCTATTGTGGGTGGTCGAGCCCAGCGTTCTGCTGAGCAACTTCGACCTGGTCACGCTATACTTAGACCAATCGTTACGTATCCCATTCGATATGCTGATAAGAACAATCAGACCCCTGATGTTCCTGCGTCTGTAGATCGTTGGACCACTGCTGCTGCATTTTTTGACCGCATTGAAGTACCGCGTCATGGCCCTGCTGGTGCCGTCAATTGTTATATTACAATTGATGGTAAAGAGCATCGTTTGGACGAATTCACTATCATGCGTTCTATGCCGGATATGCTTTGGGCTGTCCCGCCGAAAGGCGCTAAGCTGAAAGTTAACTCTGGTCGCGACTTTCATGCGCCTGTGAAGGGTCGCACCGCGGTGTTGTATTACAATCGTCGTGGTGAGGCTCGTCAATCAGTCGGTGTGGTTGGCGACAAGAAATATCTTGGTGCTAAGAACGAAATTGAGGTGTATGAATTCGACGGCTCAACAGAAGAAGGTGC